GGCCGACAACACAGGCGTGAAGCCTTCCACGGCGGGTTCCACGAATATGTCCTCGCGGAAGACGCCCTCTTGGTCAGTGCCTTTCTCTCCGATACCGCGAACGCATATGAACTCGTTCTCTTTCCAATCTCTCTCGCCGAAAATGAGGCGAAGGTGCTCTTGGGCTTGGCGTAGGTCGACCAAGCCGCGACGATCTGTCAGTGGCTGCATTTTGTTTGGGGTAGTAACTTACTTAAGCCAAAACGGCTTGGTTGCTTTTGGAGTTCCCTGCATGGGAACATCCTCCCAGCAAGTGGACTTGAACGAGCAGAACTTGCACCGAAAGTCGGTGCGGTCGTTCCCGAGGCGCGGGAGTTCCTTTGGAGACTGAGCGTCAATAACTCGCACTGCGCGGTCTGACGCCTCTTGAGCGGCCAAGGCATCGTATGGCACAAGCTCAACGAGCACCTCACCGGTATCACGGTTCAGCGCCGTGAACATCCCGCCCGAGGGTATGTCGAGGTACGCGCAGTAGATTTGCATCTGCGCGTAGTACACCGGCTTGGACGCCTTTACCCCTTTGTTCTTGGTATCGTTCCAGCTTTTGTCGTTGAGCGCCTTGTTCTCCCACAATAGCGGGTACTCAACACCGGTGATGATGGGGCCTCCGGCGACAATGCCGTCGATGTGTCCACCGAGGCGTCCGTCCGCAGCTCGGAAGCCGAACTGTTTGCCGTCGCTCTTCGCGGTGAGGAGGTCGAACCCAGCGGCTCGGATATACTTCGCCATGCGGTCTTCGCCGTCGTGCCCCATGTCAAAGATGCGCAGCACCTCCGGTGAGAAGCCCGAGCCTTCGTCCTCTGGCGTGTGCTCGTACTCGTACCGAAGGCGTCTCTCGCACGCTTCTCCCCACCTAGACGCCCCGAGGTAGTCCCGCTTCTCTTGGCTCGCCTGACGCTTCAGAATGGCATCATCCAGCACCGCTGCGATAGCAGCCTGTGCCGGCTCGTTCCCGATTACTTTCCTGACCTCTGGCTTAAAGATGCTCATCGTCGTTTTTGAGTGCGTAGAAGATTCCGAACATGGCTAGAAGCAACACGGCCACATACGCGGTGACGGAGGCTTTGTCTTCTTGTTGGTAAAGTTTCACGGTGTCAGCGATCGCGATTGCCGCAAAGATGGTTGCCAGCAGTTTCATGTTTCAAGAATAGTGGCCCCTCAACACCGCTGGCTAGCCGCCATTCGGCGAGCTCGCCTTCGAGGCGTTTAATGGTGTCAGATGCGGTTTCAAGACGAGCCTTGTATTCGTCTCGCTCTTCAGCGGCCTCGCTCAAAGACCGGCAGGTGAACGCAACGCTTGGGTGCTCGCGCCACGAGACGCCGCACGATGTGCATGAGTCGCTCACGGCTGCACCTCCTCACATGTTGTTTCGACAAGACGAAAACGGAAACCAAACCTCTCAAGGTCTTCGCGCATCTCTTTCATAACCTTTATGCTTTCCTTTTCGTTTCTCCCATCACCCACCTCTCCCCAGTTCTCCCAAAGATCAGAATCTTCGTTCTCTCCCACATAGAAGTCTTCGGTGAATTCGATTGTGTATTTTTTGCTCACGGCTGCGCCCCCTTTGTTTTTGCTGTCGCTCACATCCACCACCCGCGTGTGAGGAGGTGGAGTTGCTGCGGTACAACCCGACATGGGCCGAATAAGGTGCGTCCAAACCTCGCTCACGGCTGCACCTCCTTCTCGCACTCAGGACACACCCAGTCTTCCCGCTTCTCATCCCACTCCATGATGCAGGAGCATTTGCACTCCCGCTCTTCAACCTCTGGCTCGTTGGTGAGCCATGAGTCATACCAGCTTGGGAGGTTCATTTTGCCTCCTTTCTGAGGCGAATGATTTCGGCCTCGATACGTTTGAATGTCGCCTCGAACGCACGCCGGTTTGGGTGCGACTGAAGCAGTGTTTCCGTCAGTGCTAGAAGCTCGGTGGCCTCTTGTTCCAGTTTGGTTTTCATTTTGTTTTGGTTGTGATGCGGACAATCTCCCGTCGAAGATACCACGCGGCCTTCTCGAGGTCTTCCCGCTGCGTTTCGTACTTGAGACCCGCTCGCCATACATACTTGATGACGTTTCCCAAGTTGAAATTGAACCACTCTGCGACCTGGATGCACTCGGTTCCAGACGGGTGCTGGTTGTAGTGCTCCGGATGATCCACGGTGCTTGTTGTCGATGAGCTCGGGGAGGATGACCTCCCGCCACAGTTTGCTGTACATACGTTGTCTTTCGGTTGGGTTTCCATAGTCCTTTAGCCAAGAATTGCTTTTTTTATGCGTGCCTCGTTGAACTTCCACGTCAGCACGCAACTGGCGCGGTAGCGTGACATCCCGAACATGGGAACATCAGCCATGTGTTGACGCTGCGAGTCAGTGGGTGGCAACTTAATCCACGACCGCGTTTTGCGCGAGTTCGCTCTGTCCCCGTTTCGCCTCAAGAAGTCGTCCGCTTGAGCCAGCGCGAGCTCCTTGGAGTTGGTGCGGGTTATGATGGTGACCGCTCCACCGGTGACGCCGCCAATCGCGTTGTACACCTCCCCCAGCTTGATGACTGCGCCCCACGCCGTCAGCGCGTTCGCCATACGCACGGCGTCGCTGTACATCGACTCCCACCGGAAAGGTGACATCTCGATGATTTGCATCTCCGACATCTCGAAGGACTCGATGGTCTCAACACCGTTGACCCGCACGGGGAAGACGTACCCGCACACGGGGCAACTCCCGACCGCTGCCGGCACCTGAATGCCGCACTCGGGGCATTTCTTCATGGGTGCCTCGCCGGTCTCGCTCTGGCGAACGAACAACCGGTCTCCCGCATCGATGTCACCGTGCGTGAGCAGCGATGCGCCGAAGTCCAGCACGATGCAATCGCTCTTAATCACGCCAGGGTATCGCTTCGCGTCGATGCACGGCCTGAGCCCTCGCCCGATCATCTGAATCATTGTGCTCTTCTGGCTGCACGGGCGCACCAGAACAACGCACCCCACACGCTGGCAGTCCCAGCCCTCCGTCAGCTTCATCACGTTGAGGAGCACCTTGATTTTGCCTTGGTCGAAGCGGCGCAGGATGGTGGCGTTGTCGTCGTCCGACATCTCGGAGTGGACGGCCTCGGCGGAGATACCGTCGTCGCGGAACGCCTCAGCCAAGTGTTGCGCGTGTTGGATGGTCGAGCAGAAGACCACGGAGGACCGGTCTGACGCCTTCTCGCGCCAGTGCCTCAGAATCTCCGAGTGAACCGCACGCTTGTCCATGATGGCCTCGACTTCGCCCATGTCGAACTCTGCACCGGTCTTCTGCACGTTCTGGAGCTGGTCGTTGAGCCCGATGTCCATGCGGAACGCACGCGGCTGAACCAAGTTCCCCGCTGCGATAAGCTCGCCCACGGTGATTTTGTCGGCCACGTTGTTAAACACCGCCGTGAGCGCCTGCTTATCGCCTCGCTCAGGAGTTGCGGTGAGCCCCAAGATGACTCCTTTCGGAGACTTCTCGCGGAACGCCTCCACAATCCTCATGTAACTGTCAGCCGCTATGTGGTGGCACTCATCACAGAAGAGCGCCGACATCCCGCTTGGCATCGTTGCCAAGTTGAGCGGCCGGCACAGCGTCTGCACCATCCCGAAGGTCGCCCCGCTGGACCACGCCTTGCGTTCCGCGTTGAACACGTCCACCTTCGCGCCGGCGTTGTACCGCTTGAAGGTCTCCTTGTTTTGAGTAACGAGCTCGTCGCGGTGTTGAATGACGAGTACCGGTGCTTTCTTCACGAACGGCGCAAGGATTGCGCTGCCCATGACCGTCTTACCTGCGCCTGTTGGCGCGATGCCTAAAGTGTTGCCGCACTTGCCGAGTGCGTCGATACAGGCGTCAACGAACTGCGCCTGCCTTGGTCGTAAAATCATAAGTGCCTTTGTTTCACTGACGCAAAAATGAAAAAGCGTCGTTGCAGGATCTCCCTGCACACCATGCGGCTAAGATTTGCCGCTGGTTTTAGCCCAAAAAAGGGGGGCGAGACAACCATTATTGCCCCGCCCCCACAACCCCAAACAAACTAGCTACTTCAACCAAGCAGGTTTCTTGCCAGCCGTCGCCGCAGGTGCGGCGGTCTTTGCTGCTGGCACCGGTGCTTTCGCCTCAGGCGCACTCTCATGCGCTTGGTTCCACAGCTTATGCCCGTTGCTGCTCGGGTTTGGTGAACCCCAGTCGCTGATGGAGTTACGGTCTGCGCGTCCGTCCTTGCCCTTGTCGATTCCGACCTTGATGACGACCTCAGCGCCATTGAGCGCCTCGATGATTTGGTTGAAATCACCGCTGTTGAACTGCTCGTATGAGGCAGGGTCTTCGTAGTTGAAGACGCCCTTGCTCTCAAGAATGCGAGTGATGGCCCCGATGCCCATCTGGCGCCACACCTCGCTGTTGTTCTCATCGAACGGGTTGCAAACCATCCCGAACACGCGCCGGTTGTTGTACTGACCCCCTTGGATGGCGAGCTCGATGGATAGGTAGTCACCACCGGTTGACTGACTGCTCTTGCGCTCCTTCACCACAAGGATGGCCTTGGCGACCGTTCCTTTTGGGATGAGTTCCATCTCTGTTGACCCGACGTTTGTTGACTGTGAATTGAACATGACTTTTGATTTTTGTTTTTAGTGTTTTGTGGTGTCGATGCGTTTACCTGCGCGAATCTTGGCGAGCACCTTACCAAGGTCAGCGGGTTCCTGAAGCTCAAGCGTGCCGGAGCGGTCTTTTGCGGGGTAACCCCACGGGTTCTGTTGGTGGCATACAAAGGCGCGGTACTGCGACTTGTCCTCTGCCTCAAAGTTCTGAAGCGTCAGAACGAGGTCGAAGATACCAGGCAACTCGCGGCCCGTCTTCGAGCCCTCGATTTGAACGTCCCAGTACTTCCTCTTCAACTCGTCTTCCTGCTGTTCCAGAATGCCCACCAGCACCACGTTCTTGTGGCAGTGCTGAAGCTGGGTCACCCAGCGAATCATCTCGCGTCCAAGAAGCCCATAGGCTCCACGGGTGTCGGGCTTGCCGGTCTTGTCGCTGAACGCCTCGGGCTGCTGCTGGCACCATGCAAAGCACATACGGCTTGCGACGGTGATGGAGTCAACGAACAGCGTCTCGTACTGCTCATGCCCCGAGGCCGGCCCGAACGCCTTCACAACGGACTCATACGCTGCTTTGCTGTAGGAACCGTTGGCGTCCGCAGGATCGGGCCCACCGAGCCACAGGGCGATGGCCTTGGCCAGCTCCCACGGATGCGCGCCCATCTCGTTCGACGTCGCTCGGATGTCGAGGCAGTCGCCCTTCCAGTCTTTGCCAAGTGCCAGCGTACCGGCTTCGAGGTCAACGAACAGTGTGCTCTTCGCGTCCAGCGTGCGAGCTTGGTAGGTTTTACCAACGCCGGCAGGGCCGAACACAACCGCTTTCACGCAGTCCGAGGTGCGCTTGAGGCGCTCGTCTGCTTTAATGATTTTGAGCATTACTTGAAGGAGATACGGGGTTCGCTGAACTTGGTGGTGCGTGCTTCCATAACGCGGCGCAGAACGTCCTCGTTGCCGATGCGCTCGATGGTCTTTGCAGCCACCGAGAGCTTGGCGTTGATGAGCTCACGCGCATCCGCCAGAGGCAATGACTCGTACAAGGACTGCAACTTCCCCTGATCCCAGAGGTATGTCGCCTTCACCTCGTACTTCAGTTTCACGCCGTCAATCTCGGTGGATAGTTCACCGTAACCGCGTCCGCTTTCCTTCAGTAGGTTCTGAAGATTGGCCCCATGCTCTTGCATGATGGCTTCCTCCAGCGTCTTTATCTCATCTTCAAGGACGGAGATTTTGGTTAGCCGTTTGGCTATCTCGTCCCTCATTTTTTTTAGGTTCATTTTCTAGTTCTCTTTTCAGTTTATGGCACACGTCTTCGAGTCGGAGCGACCAGCCTTCGTTGTGCGCCAACGCAACAAGCGCGGCGAACTTATCCAGCGGGATTTTCCGTCTGCGAACCCATGTTGATATTGTTCGCGGTTGCACAAGTACACCCGCCAACACCAACTTCTTCCAGAGCAGGTTCTTTCCCCCGAACCGGAAGACCATGTGCCTCGCATC